ATTAGGAGTTTCAGTATCTCCTTCAGTATTACTATTAGTATCTCCACCGTTTAATTTAACTTCTGCATCTAATGCATGTTTCTTTAAGGTCAGTCGTGACCCTGTATAACCTAATGCTACTAACGTAGCTGTAATAAGGCCTACAATTTTGGTCGCAAACTCACTGCTTTCTACTAGTCCTGAACTTGCTACTGCTCCTACTAGAACAGCAACGAGACTTAACCAGAACTCAGTAGATTTATACCCTGCTTTTTTTTCTATTTGTTGACTCATGATAAATTGCCTGACATTGCTAAACGTTTCTCAACCATTGCGTGGAAGTTTCTGTCACCTGCTTGGTATCTAGGGTCTTTCATGTCTTCTTTCATTTCATACAGAGACCCGTAGCCTCCCACACTAGAAGGTCTTCCTCCTTGCACTAAAGAAGGTTCTCTAGATTCTCCTCCTGCTGCTGCAAACTGAGCGTACATTCCTTTTATAGCCATACGTGCTACTCCTGCATCACCCTCAACTGCACTATTAAAAGCATCTAGCTCACTTTGATCGAGTGATTCAGCCATCCAGTTAGTCATAGCATTGTAGTTCTCTTCACCACCTGCTATGCCATACATGTCTTGAATTTCAGCTTCGTTTACTTGGTTAACACCTCTGATGTAGTTATCTACTAAATCTTTAGACAACCCTTTCTTAGCAAGTGCGTCATAAGTTTCATCTGTTAACCCTCCGTTTTCATTATATTCATTTGCATAATTCTGGAAATCATCTTCCGTAAGGAGGCCTTTCTCTTCCGCTTGCCTTGAAGTAAACTTCTTTTCAAGACTGCTGTACGCTTTAGCGAGTTCTTCTGCATCCGAAAACTTATCTGGCAACCACTCTGGCCTGTCAGTTTGTTGGATTTCTTCTTGTTCGTTAACTTCTTCTGCAGGATTCTCAAGTTGAGGGTCATCTGCAGGAGTTTCTTGGTCTGTGAATGTTACTCTCTCCATAAATTATTTCTTTTTCTTTGAGAACGGATTTTTATCTTTAATTGGTTTACGCTTTGTTCCATCTTGCAACCCTTGAATTATCCTTTTCTGTTCCTCTTTACTTTTGAATGGCAGGGTAGCTGCATCTGCAATCGATTTAATATATCTTTTGTGGCCTTCTATGACGTATGACGGGGACAATTGTTTCTTCAGGTGCGTTACGCCTTTTTTTACATGACCTTTTACGTCATATCTTGAGAGGTATTTGTCATAAACTTTACCTTCCTTACGTAATCCTTTTTGTTTTTGTACAAGTAAGGCCTTACGTCTAGCTCTTTGTTTTTCTTTAGTGGCCATAAATTATTTCTTTTTCGTTTTCTTACCAACCTTATATACATTTCCAAAACCTGTTTGCTCTGCAACCCAATTCATAAATTCGGCATCTGCTTCTTCAAATGCTTTGTTGTCACGACGATCTATTTCACGTTCTGCTGCTTTTTTTCGGTCGGCTTTTTTGGCAGCTCTTACTAATCTTGGTTTGGGTTTTTTTGCCTTACTTGCAGCAAGTTTAGCAGCAGCAGTTTTCGCAGCTTTAGCGGCAGCAGCTTTGGCAGCAGTTTTAGCAACAGCAGTGCCTGTAGCTACACCTATTGCGGTGTCAACTGCTACAATACCTTTAGCTGCAAGTTCTTTTCGGCGTAATTTTTTTGTAGCGTCTTCATATACTTTACCTTCTTTCTTAAGGCCTTCTTTGCGAAGAGCCAGTAAAGCTTTACGCCTTTGGTTTTTAGTCTTTAAGTGACTAGTTCTAGATTTAGTAGCCATTTTATCTGTAATATTTGTTATGTTTTTTTCTTACAGGTGCAACTTTTTTACCAGCTTCGTTTTTAGCATGATCTCTTATAGCTTGTTTCCTGCTTGGAGGAGCTTTTAAAGCTTCTTTACGCTGAAACTCTTTAGCGTCTGCTTGAGCAGCAGCCATGTATGCTCTTCTGCGTTTCTCAGGCCATCCAGCTATTTCTTTTTTAGAGATTTTGCGTGGGTCTTTTTTATAATCGTTGTATTTTCCTTTTGCTGGCATCTTATTTAGATTTCTTTTTACACCCGCCTTTACAGCAGTCGTCAAAACAGTCTTTATTAGTACACATTATTGTTGCATCTGTTGGGCTTGTTGAGCCATCGCTTGTAATTGTTCTGGGTTCTCACTAGCCATTTTACCTGCAGCGTTGGCTATGTTAGGTGCTACTTGTTGAGCCATCGCTTGTTGTGCCGCCTGTTGTTGTTCCATTTGTATTTCTTCTTCAGATTTAATCAGGCCCTCAACATCAATACCCAACGAAGTAGCTCTGCGTTTTAAGTAGTCACTCATGTTTACATACGTAGCAAACCCATCTCCTAACAACTGAGCAGCTCCTTGAATAAAGCTGTCTAGTTTATTGAGATCGTGACCTCTTCCTAAAGCTTCTAGGCCTGTTACAATAGTAGTTTTAACTATTTTCTTAGGTAATTTAGGTAGCCTACCTGCTTTAGCCATGCGATCCATCAGTCGATTAACTAATGGCATTTGAAATTCTTGTGATAAAATAGAATACACTCCACCTAGAACATCTTCTAGCTCTTGAGCCATAAAGCGTATTTCTTCTGCAGTGACTCTTTCACCTTGTCTTTGAATAGAAGAGTTCATTAAGAATGCAGCTCCAAGTCTGTCTCTAATTTGTTCTACAGTTTCTTGAGCCACTCTGAAGTCGGCAAACTTTTCCATCTGCAAGCACGACACATCTTGTGCATTGCCTTGCACGATAGCACCGTTAGGAGAATTAGCCAGAATGCGTGGGCGTGTGGTTCCATTTGGATTTACTAGAAATAATACTTTAGCTGCAGCAGCAGAGCCTTCGACAATAGCTTGAGTCAGTCCTTCAAGAGACTGCAGATCACCGATGTATTCTTCAATGAATCCCCTCCCATAATCTTCATTTTCAATTCTGGTATATCTCAAGGGCATCCAAGGATTTTTATCTAAAGGATACTCACCAAAAGATTCAGGTATATCAATGTCGGCAACCTCCTGACGTACTACCCATTTCCCTTTGTTTCTGTAAATTCCTGTGTATACATCTACACTTTTATCTTTTTGATGTCCCGAAGACTCTACTGCTGGGTTTCCTGCTTCTTCTAATTGAGCTTTTACACTCTCAGGAAGTACGTCTGGGTTAATAGATTCTTTAACAACCATAGACTGCACGTTGCCCATAGGGTCACGATTGCAGACGTATCTATCTAAATTAAAAACACGTAGTCCTCCTTTATCAGGGACGTAAAGTAGTACATTTCCAGCAACAATAAGTTGTTTCAGTGCTTCAAAGACACCTACTCTAATAGCTGATGTCTCTACCTCACTTTGTACTGCTCGTTCAATCTCAGCTAAAGCTTTTTCTAATTCAGTTTTAAGAGCAGGATCAGCTTGGCCTTCACTAGCTTTTTCATACTCAAACTTATCAATTATTAATCTAAAGAAAGGAGAGTTAGGAGGCAGTAGTGCTAACAGTAGTTTTGATGAAAGGTTATTTACTCCTCTGGCTCCCACGCCTTGGAAGGGTGTAGGGTAACTAGTGTGAGGGCCATTGCTATCGGGAGGCACAAGATAAGGAATAGTAAGACTCGAAGAATCCCTAGCCCTCCGTAAAAAAGAGTCCCGACTATTTTCACAGGCTTGGTAATAGCTTTTTAAACTTCCCGTTTGCATTATGAATAAGTACCGACACCTGATGATGAAGGATTGACTCCAGCAGGACTGCTTATAACAAGACGTTTTCTTGCTGTTCCTCTTCTTTGTTTTTTACCTGCTTTAGTGACAGTAGATTTAGGCCCTCTGTCTACTTCAGCTTGTTTATTAGTTTGTATTGGGGGTAACGCAGGGGCTGGGGGTTTCACCACTTTAGGTGCTTTCATTCCTAAACACATTATCTTTTAATTCCTCGTATATACTTTCAAGTGTCTTAACTACAGCGACTTGACCTTGTTTTAAACGTATAGTTTGTAGGTCGTCATCTATTTCAGGCATCCTATCGGGATACACGCCTTTGAGCCAAAGAATAAGCTCCTTTGATACTGGAGGCAACTTCTCATTACCATAGTTTAGGGGAAGGTCAAGCGGCATTTTTAATAATTTTCAAAGTGTCGATCATTTTCCCAATAGATTCACGTAATTCATCTTGGGTCTTATCGTTGTTCAAGACATAATCAAACTCACTGTAATCATTCATATCATGTTCAGATATATGCCGTTCACTTGTGTCGCTCTCAGGGTAAGAGTTAAAGCTTCGTCGTTCTACTCTAACTACATATCCTCCTGCATCTTTAACAAAGTCAGCTTCATTTTTAAAACGCAAATCTGTGATAAACATTACATCAAAAAACTCAGTTGATTTCTTAATGATTTCATCCATTTTGTTTATCCAGTAGTCATTGCCGAAGAATTGGCGGCGAAAATCAGTACCCCACACTTGAAGTAATGTCCTGAATCCTTGTTTGTGTTCTTCAATAAAATCAGTTCTAAATCCTGTAGCAACTGACACTTCATGTTTCAGAGGGTCAGCAAAACCTACTCTTCCGCATCTTATTTTTTGATCTTCTAATTCAGAGAAGTACTGACAAGCTTCTAGGTAAACTGTGTCTTTACCGCTTTGTTTCTTTCCGCTTAACGCTATTATTTTCATCTGGTATCCAGTGGTTTATGGTTTTGTCTTCCCAGTTATAATTTTCGTTCCTGAGAATTTTAGCTAGACGAGCCTGTTGCAGTGCGTCTTCTTCTTTCAACCCTTGTTGTTCAAACGCTGCCACTACAGTTTTCCAACTGCAGTCTTCATCTAAAAGTCTACTTGCACGTGTCGGCCCTATTGTAGGGCAACCTGCATACCCATCAGTTGAGTCTCCGACTAACGTCTGGTAAAGATGATAGTAGTCTGCTTTTTCTAAGGTTACTTTGACTACACCTAGTTCTGTATGATTAGGATTCCAAAGATCACAAGGCAGTGTCTTCATGTCTTTGTCTGAGCTTATTATTATTTTCCTATAACCTTTACAGTACTCAGGGTCAGTAGCCCAGATGCCTAAAATGTCATCAGCTTCTAGTTCATTAACAATGACTGCATTAAATTCTTTTTCTAAATGTTCTTTTAAAGAAGGCAACCCTATGGGTTTACGTGATTTCTTGCGTGAGGCTTTGTAAGTTTCGTCTATTCTTCGCCTAAAATTTTCTTTTGATGAAAGAGCAATTATAGTTTTGTCTGCTTTTAATATTGATACCCATTCCTTGAGGTTAATTTCCATCTGCTGTATGGCCTGTCTAACATCAGTGTGTAATGTCCAGATGTCATCTCCCCAATCTGTAGCTACTTCGCTACCTGCTGCGTGTTTGTATGCGAGTATATCGCCATCTACTAAAAGTGCTGTTTTCATTTAAGTTGTTTATGTAGCCATTCAAAGACTTTTGGATTGTGTTTCCACACGGTGCATAATCCAGTTGCTAAACGTGTGGTTGCCTGTTCTTCAGTTGTTTTATCGTTAACATCCATTACATGGTTAACGGCGTGGATCATTTCATGTAACAGTGTGTCTGCTGTAGTTTCTTTAGGGTAGCCTTTAGCTATCTGTATAACACATTTGTTTAAGTCTACAAATCCGTGATCATCAGCAGCTTCTACCCACTCAATTTTAAAGGTTTGATTAAGTATGATTACTTTAGTGGGTCGTCTTAAGTATTTCATAGTTTTCTTTGTACTTGTCATATTTGCAGCGGCCTTCAGTGGGTATGCTGATTGTATGTGATTGTCTGACAACGTCCCAAGGAATAAAATACATAGTGTCTTTAGGTATTATGTAAGCAACAAGTACAGTATAATTGCCTATTCGTCCTCCTGTCTTAAGCCTATAATATGATCGCCTGTTTCGTTCGCCTTTTTGTGTACTTAGCGTTGATCGGCATTGAAGGCGGTTGATCACTCCATCCCAATCACACATAAGGTCATAGCCTGTAGTTATAGAAGGTTGAGATATTACGCAACCTTTAGCTATTAACCTTGCTTGTATTAAATGTTCAGCAGCTATTCCCATAACTTCATATCTAGTGAGTTTCGGCCCAGTTTTTTCCAGCCCTAGCTTCGCCGTCAAGAGGGCATCTAAACTGAAGGGTGATTCCTGCTTGCTTGATTGCTTCGACTGCAGCAGCTCGTACAACCTCAGTATGTTGAGGCCTGACTTCCATTTGAAACTCGTCATGCACATGTGCTACAAAGGCCCAATCTGAACCGTGTTTAAGACCTAACTTAGTCAAGCTATCGTAAAGCTCAACCGTGGCTTGCTTCATGATCACTGCACCTGCTGATTGTAACAATGTGTTTAATGCAGAGTGTTCACTTCGGATATATAAGTGCCTACCATCTAGTCCTTTGAGAAAGTCCCTATCAGCTAATGCACTAGTTATACAAGCTTTTAATTTTGCTAATGCAGGTAAAGAGCTTAAGAAAGTTTCTTTAATAGACCGTCCTGCTGCTCTGCCTTTTCCAATGACTTCTCCAATTTTTGCGTCTCCCGCTCCATAGAGGAAGGCGTAAATAAATCGTTTAGCAGCGTCTCTAGTTGGTAGACCAGCAGCTTTCTGGTTTTCCACGTGTATATCACTTTCGAGAAGTTTTTTTGTATAATCTCCTTCATCATAGGGTGCTAAAAAATGAGCCAGACATCTTAACTCTAGTCCTGCTGCATCACAGCCGATAAGAGTATACCCTTCTGAGGCTTTGAAAAGCTCTCTACAATCTGTTCCATAAGGCGATCCGCAACGAGGCACTTGGGCTACATTAGGATTAGAATGTGTGCAACGTCCTGTTACTGCACCATTAGTGTTTACTTTACCGTGTATTCTTCCTTTTTGCTCCAACTTCATCCACGCTTGTTTACCTTCTGCTAGTTGGCCCATTCGTTTAACTAAAGTCAGATATTCATTAAGTAATTCTACTGATTCCTGTCCTTTTTCTAGTCTAACTTTAGATAGAATTGTTTCATCTACTTTTGGTTTACCCTCATTAGTCATCTCTACAGGTTTCCATCCAAGGCGTTGAAGTCGATCTGCTATGTGGTCACGTGATCCAGCATTGAAAGGGATTAGCTTTATCTTTGCTGGCCCTTTTTCTATTTCAGCATCTTTGAAACCTGCAGCTTTAGCAGATTTTTTTGTTTCATAAAGATCACCATCTGAAGTCCTCCACAATGTGGATTTCATCTGCTGTTTATCATCAGGAAACATAACTTTAAGCTGCTCTTGTAGCTCTAACTTGCGGCATGAAAGGCGAACATATAAGTCTCTGGCTTTGTATACATCAAAACTAAAACCATGATTAGACATGTCGTTTATGATAGTAGCGAATCTATGTTCTAGGTCGATGCACTGCTGGCTCCATCCTTCTGCTATTAAGTCTCTATATAATCGGTAGGTAACTTCAGTGTCTTGTACACAGTATACCAGCATCCCTTCTGAATAATGGTCATAGCCATGCTCCTCAATGTAATTACCTTTGTGACACTCCAGACGATACCCCCACGCTTTCAAGGAATGTGATCCTATTAAACGTGGAGGGATTACTTCGCCTTTAAGATTTCTTATACGATCTGAATCACCTAAGTTGGTATGCATTAAACGTGATAGTACAAGTGTGTCTGTCAGCTTCGGAAAAGAATCAATTCTATATCCTAACTTTGCTAAAGCAGGTACGTCATAATTTATTATGTTGTGACCTATAAGCTCATCACTGTCTATTAAGTGCTGTACACCTTCATGAACTTTATCAGGGCCATAAGTAGTCACTTCTCCTGTGTCAGCATCACGACATACGATGCACCAAAGGTTCTGAACTTCATCGAGAAGACCGTCAGTTTCTATATCAAAAATCGTTCTTCTCATCTGGTTCCTCTTCTTCTACATATTCAGTTTCAGCTAACCTTCCTGTGTCCTCATCAAACTCTAGTATGGTTGCTATGCCGTTCTTTCCGCACCATCTGTTTTTCAAGATACGGATAGTGGTTCTCTTGCTGGTCTCAACATCTTGCTGGTCACGTTCCATTCCAATCACCATGTCTGACAATTGTGCAATACCTGCTGACCCACGTAACTGTGCAAGTGAAGTCCTTGCTCCATCTTCGTGTCCTTTACCTTCGGGCCTCTTCAAATGTGACACAAGAATTAGTCCAAACTTAAGTTCTTCTACAAGTGATCTTAACTTGGTCATCACATTGTCAATCATGCGGCGTTCATCTCCACCTTCCATTCCTGATACAACTATAGATAAGTGATCCAAGAATATTACTTTGCAACCAACTGCAGTAACTAAGTACCGTATTTTGCTAAGTAAGTTTCCTTCATCTAATGATCCCCAATGGTCGTAAGTGAAGTAATTTCCTGAACCCACTGTAGCGTCAAAAGCTTCCTTAAGTTCCTCCTCTTTAGCCTCTGCAGGATTCAGGTAAATTGGTTTATTAATATGAAGACCCATGATACCTAAAGCAGTTCTCTTGGTGCTTTCTTCAAGTGCAATGTAACCAGTTGTAACGCCTGATGATAGTAGATGGTATGCAATCTCTTTACACACACTGGACTTACCGATTCCTGATCCAGCACACATGGTTACAATCTCTCCTTCTCTGATACCCATAGTCATGTCGTTAAGACTAGGCCAAGGGTACATGTGTGAGATGCATTGTTCTTCTTTATTTATAGATTCCCAAAGGTCTTCACCTGCGACTATACCGTCAGGTCTCCACGCCTTTGCATTCCATAAAGATTGAATGAGTTCTGCACCACGCTTGTTGACCAACATGTCGTTGGCATCTTTGAGAGGAAGTGATGCTATTCTAGCTTTACCTACTGTAAGCAACTGACTGCACTTCTCTGCAGCTTCTTTCCCAACCTTATCGTTATCAAAAAGTAGAACTACTGTTTCAAACCTTTCGAGAAACTCTAGGTTATCTTTGAACGCTTTAACTGCACCTGCAGCACCGTTAGGTATAGATACTACTGGCCATTTGTGTTCTTGAAGCTGAGACACTGACATGGCATCTATTTCGCCTTCAGTGACTGTAAGCATCTTACCTTCTTTACGTTCCCATAACCACTGACCGTATAATGGTAGTTTACCTTTTCCTATCTGTAAGAAGTCCTTGTTCTGGAATCTTACTTTAGTGATTGGTGTATCAGATCCATTCAGGTAGTTAGCTATCTGCACTGGCCTACCATTATAAGAGCCAACTTGGTATTGCCACTTTCGACATGTTTCCAAGTTGAGTCCACGCTTTGGTAAAGCAGTGTATTCTACATTAGTTAGTCCTGCATGAGTTGTTGTTTGTGTGGCAGGTTTAGGAGTTTCTCCTTTTCCATCATATTCCTTGTGGAAGGTTGAACAGGAGAAGCACCATCCATGTCCATCGTCATATATCCCTACAGCGTCAGACGAGCCACATGAAGCACACGGGCCGTGACCTATAAGGTTACTTTCTTTTGATTCGTTTTTTTCGGTAGTCATTTTGTATATCTTCTATTTTTCCATCAAATTTAGTTGATCCTAAAATCTCACGTGATTTATTAGTCAACCTCATCCATTGTATTGTGCCTTCAGTTCCATTAAGACAATCTAGATCAGCGATCTCTACTAATGCTTTCTTGTTGTCAGCACTTGTCAGTAGAGCATGTGTCGCTTTATGTGGTCTTATGAGAACCATGACGCAGGGACTTTCTTACCGCACCATTTGAATTCATGCCTGTCACACCATTCACCGTAAGTTGTCTGACTTTTCTTTGACAACTTGGCGTTAGGATTCTGAAAGGCGAATCGAATATCTATGTGTGGTTGTTGCTTCTTAATCAGTAAATGTTTTTTACGATCTACTGGAAGGAAGCGTCCTTTGGTCTCAATATAGAAACCATACTCCTCCACGAAGAAGTCAGGTAAATACTGATGCTCCTTCGTGAAGGGAATACGGTGAGGCTCGAAGTCAAATGAGATTCCTAACTGAGTCAGGAAATGACCCATTTGTTTTTCTAACCTACTTCTGTATTGATGATGCGGCACTACTAGTACAACGTCTGAGATTGACTACCATCGACTCAGAAATCGCTACCAGAAGCAGCCGATTCTTCTTTGATATCCGCTGCACCAGAGGTCGCTTCTTCTGGCGTTTCAGTGGACGCAGGTGAGCCTTCGCTAACAAACCCCTCTTCCATAGAGAAATCACTTTCTCCACTAGACTGTTTACTAGCTACGCTTACCAAATCAATTACCTGTACTGCTGACAATCTTAACGCTACTCCAACTCCCATTGGGCATGTGTACTTATCAGCTATGAACGCGACCTTCACCTTTGATCCTGAACCAACAAGTTCAGTCATAGGTTTAAGTTGTGTATCAAACACTTTAGGCCGCTGTTCTACAGTTTCACCTGTTAGTGAATTTTTGTAGGAAGGCTTCATCTTAAAACGGAAGTCTAAAACTTCTTGTCCATCATCAGTGATGTTTTCCTTGATGGGTATGGACATCTTGTTAGGAGTCTTGCCGTTATCTTTCTCCAACTTAACTTGCTCATCCTGCATCTTATGGATTTGCTTTTGGAGTGCAACGCCTTCGGCTTTCGGAACACGAAGAGTTACAGTGTAAACACCTTCGTCTGAAAACTTGGTGTCTGGTTTATCAAGGTATGCATAAAGTGCAGTTCCTTGAGGGGTAGTGATGCGTATACCTTTAGCTTTTTTTTGCTTGGTCGTCATTTTGATTATCTCTTTTTAAATGACGCTTTGTTGCTGGAAGAAGTCCGAGCGAACGCAACGTCAAGAAGCTGTATATCGAAGGGTGTTCGGCATGTCAACATTAAATATATCATTGATTGTTTTTGGCAGTATTTTTATAAAAGTTTCACAATCACTTGGTGTAATACAGTAGCAATCATGAAGAGTTTGTATGACTTTCCATTCATGATTATTTATAACTTGATGCATCAGTGCTGAATCATATGAGTGAACCCTGTTAGCTGCAATGGCGTTACGTGCTGCTCTTACAGACAATCTAGATGAATCCATTACTCTTGCTATTCCACAAATTTTTTCGCCGCTTACAGTGGCTTTAACAATGTGCTTAGAAGTTGGATGGTATAAATTTTCTACAGGAAAACCTGAAGGTGATTTCCATGATAGTAGTTCTGTTTGTTGTTCTTCTTTGCATTCATTTATGAAGTCAATAGGTGCAGTTGAAATGTTGTTTAAAGCTGTTCTATAAGAAGCTAAAAGTTGATTGATTTCTTTATAGATGTCTTTTCCGAATATGTCGTTATTCTTTTTAATATACCAATCAACAACTGTTTTTTCTAATCCATACTGTGTACCTCCGTACATAAAAGATACTGTAATGTTTTTGATTAATTTTCTATCGATCCCAAGTGATACCCAAGCGTGACTTTCGGGCCTACCTGAAGTTATTAAAATGTTTTTTATATCGTCAGTCAGTAGTTGATAAACATCAATCGGAGTTGTTGCATCTGATATGTTAGTTAACTCTTGTAGTTTCTTATCGTTTTTAAGTAGCGACACTATTTGTAAACCACTTGCAGTGTGATCTAATCTGACAGGCAATCGTGTTTTAAAAGTTAACCTATTTTTTAGCCACTCTTTAAACTCAAAGGCCCACGCAACGAAGACTAAAGGATTATCACATTGTTCCCAAAAGTTACGATTAGCGAGAGGGTCATCTGCAACCTTTATGATTTCTTTTTCATGTTTAAGAATCCATTTTTGTCGTTCTTCATATGTACCTTTAATTCCATAGTTGTTTGCACCTCCTACAAGAAACCAATCTTCACTTCTTTGAACACTTAAAGGGGTTTCAAATTGAAGTAAACTTTTAGCCATGTCGCATCCTTGTGGATTCAACAACTTAGGTACGTAGTAGAGTCTACCTCTGAAGTCAGCTTGAATTGGGAAGAAAATAGTTTTTCCATTGAACCGAGAAGCCAATGATAGTATGTTGTACGTCCTGATGTAATCAGGCATCATTCTTATTCTGTCTAAGTGCGATTGTGCTTGACACGTGTTTCTTCTCTCACTATACTGACCACTTAAAGAGGTCACTTGATTTGTTGTTCCACCTACATTAACTCTTTCTTCCTGACACTTTAAGAGAAACTTAAGTATCTTAGGGTTGACTCTGTGAGGGACACTTTGGAGGGTATTAGCTGCAGAAAAAACTAACTCTAAGTTTGCCTCTTTGAGATACTTTAAGTTATTTAATTGTCTATTTTTCGTCTTAACAAAACTCCAGTTTAATTCTTCAGGAAACTCATAACCTCCTGTATTGATATCAGTCCAGTTTGTGGGTAGGGATAAGCAGGGCAAGTGATAAGGCATCAGAGAGGACACCCCAGCGTTAAACGACTGTATCCACTGAAGGGTTTTAAGAGTAGGGACAACATAATAAGAATACTTACCTTTACCTACTCTTCGTTTGTCATACTGAATTAAACCTGTAGAAGTTCTTAAAAGTTCAATTAAAGTTAACCCTACGTGTATACGTGTGGCTGAACCCCAATCTATCTTCCAGTTTTTTAACTCTTCGTTGGCTGCTTTTACAGCTAAAGTGCGTTTATAGCGGTATCCTCTTCGTTTTTTAATCTTAGTTTCTAGGCGTTTCCACCATTTTGGGTGGTTATTCTTCAGATTCCTAAAGTTTAGTTCGTCTTGAAGCTTTAACCCTATCTTTCCTGCTAGTGAATTACGCAGACAAGGTTTACTCAGGGGGTCTATGATAGTTTTTAAAACAAAATGGGCTACAAGTTGTACTTTTATCTGACAGATTAAGTCATATGCGTGTGCAAAGTAACCTGATTTACCTTTTTTAGTTTTAGTTAGGTGTTTTTGGAGGGCTTTAAGGTAACCTTTGATTAGTTTTTTGTAGATTACCTTTCCATGAAGAGCTTCTGATTCACGGTTTTTAGTGATCAGGTTGTCGGTCTTTTTAAGAAATCTCTTTTTACCCTCAGTGAGGGAAGCTACTGAATCCATAAGGTAAACGCCGCACCTCTAGTGAAGAGAGAAGGAAGCAGAAGCGACCAAACTAACTGATTCCCGTAGAAACACTAAAAGATGCGACTGAGAGCAATTTGAGTGCTTTACGAGGTGATGTCAACCATTGCGGCTACGGTTTTTGGATCGGGATTGAACTCTTAAGTTACTTCTTGAGTTGTTTAGTTGGTTGCGGTCAATGTGGTCAACGTCATTGCCATCACCTTTTTTGATGAGGCCTTTTTTCTTCATTATACCGTTAGCTTTGTTGTTGGCAGCACGTTTCTTTTTGGCTGCTTCAGAGCTACCTTGCAATTCGTATTCTCTTTTATAGTTTCTTTTAGGTTCTTTTACTTTAGGCATTTCCATTAGTTAAAATGGATTTTGTTTTGATTTACAACTAAAAACTGACAGATAAGTCAGGTATGATAGTATATTATATGTTGTAGGGTGTGTAGGTTTTGTGAGTGTTGGTGTAGTGAAGGAAGAGATATATAAGTGGCTATGAGAGGTAATTACCAACAACCTCACCAACGTCTTAATAGCTGGACTACTTATATATCTAATTGTTTATATTAATGTGGAAGATTATATTCGTTTATTTTTTCAGTAGAAAATTCATAATTCATTATGGTTTCTCTTGATAAGGACAGTGAAGGGTATTTAGAGTTTATTTTGTCACTGTCTCTTAATTTCCACAAGTCTATATAGAAGAATCTTCTGGGGAATAAGTTAGTGCAGAATATAATGTAATCTAAATGAGAGGTAGCTAGGTAGTTAGCACCATCTTTACCTCCTGCTTTAGATATTAGTTGTAATTCACAACGATCTCTATTGTTCCATGATCTGTATTTAACGTTAACAGTTTTGTAATCATTTTTGTGGACGATTACATAGTCTTCTATGGATTGGTTTTGAACAGGACTGTATATAGGAATATTTCTTTCTATGCAGAATATTTCAAAACGTTTTTCGTAGAGATTACCTAGTTGAACACGTGTTGGTTTATTCATGGTCAGTTATTATTATTGCTAAAAACATGATAGTAAAAAATAGTGAAACACATGCTATGATTAGTATTGGATCAGGCATTGTTTTTTCTTTCTACAAGTTTCCTATGTGCTTCTAACATTTCACGTTCTCTTGGAGTAGTAGGCGGCATACGTCCTTGTAGAATCATCCTGTGTATAGCGTTAGTAGCTGCTTTTCTAATATCTATGCTTTTACCTGTGTCTATTTCACCGTGACCTGCGTCTCCTACTTTAGTGTTATGTACTCTTTCAGTGTTCATATTATTTCCATTCTTTAGGGTTGGCAATAGAACGTGCAGCACATTTAAGTATGCAATTTTTAATACTTAGTGATA